TTTGCCTCCGCAATCCTTAGAACTCCAGAATCCGAATTCAAAACAAAGCGACTCAATATCTGGACATCAACCTCAGACACTTGGCTCCCACATGGGATCTGGGATGGGTTGGCAGATGAACGAGAAATCGAAGATGGCGTTGACATCGTTCTTGGCTTCGATGGCAGCTTCAACGGTGACTGCACAGCGATTGTCGCAGTGACAGTGGAAGAAGTTCCTCACATCTTTCCGGTGGCAGTCTGGGAGAAGCCAGATGAAGCCGATGCCAGCTGGCAAGTTCCCATCCTTGAAGTTGAGGATGCAATAAGAAACGCCGCTATTCGTTGGCAGGTTTTGGAGATTGCTTGCGATCCTTATCGGTGGGCGAGAACTTTTCAAGTCTTGGAAGAAGAGAATCTTCCGGTGGTCACATTCCCACAGACAGCTTCACGAATGACTCCAGCAACAACGCGATTCTTTGAGGCTTGCGTAAATAAGAACATCACTCACAATGGTGATGCTCAATTGGCAAGGCATATTGGCAACGCGCAATTGCGAACCGACAACCGAGGATCAAGACTTGCAAAAGAAGCCAAAGGTTCGAAGCGAAGAATTGACTTGGCGGTCTCCTCAGTCATGGCACTAGAGCGAGCTGCTTGGTGGCATTCACAAGGTGGAAACATTCCACAAATCTTTGATCCTTGGTCAATAGGCAACGCGGAGGTTCCTAGTGTTTTTGATAATCACGACAACGATTGAGATTCTCGGCGCGATCATGATCGCAGCCGGAATCGATCTTTGCTTTGGATTGGGCGCTGCATTGATAGCAGGTGGAGCATTGATCTTGGCTGGAAGCTATCTCGCAACCCGAGCAACTGATGAAGGAGTGATCTGATGAGCATCTTCACCAGAGGTTTCACAGTCGGGCGATATCCGCAGTTCAATAACTATGTTTCACCACTGAGCCAACTCTATGGACAAACCTCCATGACCAGCGCAGCTGGCGAGCGCATTGATGAATGGACTGCTCTTGGTGTCTCGGTCGTTCTTGGCGCGGTCGCTCTCCTTGCTGATTCAGTTGCATCAATGCCACTTCGATCTTATTCGATAGACAAAACTGGCAAAAGAGTCATGCGACCTCTTCCGGATGTCCTAGCGATGCCGGATCCTGAATCCAACACTTACGAACTCATTCATCAGATGATGGCTTCAATGGCTTTGCATGGCAATGCCTATGTCAAAATTGATCGGGACAGACTTGGCAACATGATCGGCCTTGTGCCATTACATCCATATCAGATGCAGGTTCTTCCCACTGGGGACATGACGGGTCGCAGGTATCTGCATCTCGGAAATGAGATGAATCGAGAAGATATGTTGCATCTGCGTTGGTTCACTCCTCCGCAATCCTTGGTTGGCATCTCTCCACTCAATCAAACTCGCAACCTTGTCGGCCTAGCAATCGCAATGGATCGTCATCTCGCTCAGTTCTATGGCGAGGGAGGAACTCCATCTGGAATCCTTGAAACAGATCAGAAGCTCAATCTTGAACAGGCGCGAGTCATTCAAGCAACTTGGGAAGCAACTCACAAACGCCATCGCAAGCCAGCGGTTCTTTCGGATGGCTTGAAATTCAGACCAATCACCACATCGGCTGCCGATTCTCAGATGATTCAATCACGAGAGCAGATCGTTCGAGACATTGCAAGAATCTTCCGCGTTCCATCTCACTTGATCGGCGCTTCTGGCGATAATCAGACATATCAGAATGTCGAGCAAGCATCTCTGAACTTCCTCACTCACACCATCGCTCCTTGGATCCGCAGGATTGAGATTGCAATCTCTCAGATCCTTGATCCGGAAGTTGATGTGGCATTCGATACTTCAACACTGCTTCGCGTTGATGCTCTCACAAGAGCGCAAGTCAACAAGATCAATGTTCAGATGGGCGCTCGAACACCAAACGAAGTTCGCCAGATTGAAGGCATGGAGCCTTATGACGGCGGCGATTCCTTCCATCAAGCATTGCAAGGATCTGTCGTTGCTGGCGGTGATCTTCCTGCACTGGGAGAAGATGCCGATCCATCCGCGCCAGTTATGGGAGTTCTTGAATAATGGCTGACACATACAGAGTTCCCAAAGGGGTTCAAGATGAAGCAAAGATGGCTCTTGGTTGGATCGCTGATGGTCATGCTGGTTCTGGCTTTACGCCAGTGGGCAGAAAAAGAGCGAGCGACTTGGCAGCAGGACATCCAGTAAGCGCTGAAACAATTTTGAGAATGTATTCCTTCTTCAAGCGCCACGAAGTGGACAAGAAGGCGACAGGATTTCACTCCGGAGAAGATGGATTCCCATCTGCCGGAAGGGTGGCATGGTCGGCATGGGGCGGCGATGCTGGCTTTGATTGGTCAACAAAAATCAGGAATCAAATTACCAAGAGCGCACGAACTCTCTCCATGACTGCATCCGAGGAGGATGATATGACAGAAATGAATCAGGTTCCGGATCTGAATGAGGAACTGGCTGAACTTCTCGCAGATGTGGTCAGCTTCTACTTCCGGGCGCATGGCGCTCACTGGAATGTGAAGGGTTCAGACTTTAGCGAGTATCACAAACTCTTCTTGAAAATTTATGAAGATGTCTATGAGTCAATTGATCCAATCGCTGAGAATCTTCGCAAGCTCGGATCGCTCGCACCATTCACACTTCCGGCATTCTTGTCGCTTCGAATCATTGAGGATGCTCCAATAACATTGCAAGATCCAATTGCGTTGGCGGTGGATTTGCTGACTGCCAATGACATGATTCTTGATGCTCTTTCAGATGCTTTCGATTGCGCTACAAATTACAATCAGCAAGGCGTTGCAAACTTCCTAGCAGGTCGAATCGATCAGCACCAATTCTGGAAATGGCAGTTGACTGCCTCTCTCGGAATGGAAGTCACTCAGCCTTCTCCAGATCCAGTCGATGCCCAAGGCATTGATGAAGATGATGAAGAAGAAGAGGGCGAATATATGCCAATGATGATGTCATACTCTCGATCCGCTTCTGGCGCTTCTGATCTTCCTCTCGCTCCACGCGATACCACTTGGAGCGCAAGCGCAGCAGATAAGCGAGTTCAAGAGTTCGCAGGTGGCAAAGATTCGATGGATTGGGCAAAGTATGGAGAAGCCTTCTTCTATGTTGACGAAGCCAACAAAGAGCTTCTCGGGTCTTACAAACTCGGATTTGCCGATGTGATTGATGGCGAACTCAAAGCAATTCCCAAAGGAATCTTCGCAGTCGCAGGAGTTCTCAATGGCGCTCGCGGTGGAGTAAAGATTCCAGATGCAGACCAAGCAGCAATCAAGGACAAAGTCTCTGCTTACTATGGCAGAATGGCGAAAGAATTCGAAGATGACACGATTCAAGCACCATTCGAGAATCGCGCTTCCGCTGCTCGAATTGGCGAGGGTTCTTTCGTATCGTGGAACACTTCCAACGGTCGCGCCAAAGGCAAAGTTGAAAAGGTCGCCACCAAAGGTCAAGCCAAATCTTCTGAAGGTTATGTCTTAGAGACTACCCCAGATCAACCAGCATTCATCATCCGAATCTACAAAGAGCAAGGCAATGGATGGATTCCAACGGATGTCACAGTGGTTCACAGGCCAGACATCCTCACAGTTATCACAGCACTTCCAGCTCCACGCTCAGAGGAGACAGAGATGATCGAGCAAAGAAAAGCAATGGAAAGCGCAGAGAGAATCACCATGACTGCCGAGGTTCGCGCAGTTGACACCAATGATGGCTCATTGAAGATCGGTGGATATGCCGCAACTTTCAACAGCGAAGCAACTGGATTGAACTTTCGTGAGGTCATCGCTCCCGGCGCATTCACTCGCGCTCTAGCTTCGACAGATCCAGTCTTCCTCCTTGTCAATCATGACATGGAAGGAATTCCGCTGGCATCAACTCAATCCGGCACTTTGAAACTTCGTCAAGATAACACTGGGCTTTATATGGAAGCCACACTTGATCCAACAAATCCAAAGGCTCAAGAACTCTCCTCAGCACTTCGCCGAGGTGACATGGACAAGATGAGCTTTGCTTTCACAGTCTCTCCCGATGGTCAAACTCGTGATGAAGGACTTCGCACAATTCAAGACATCGAAAGACTTTATGAAGTCTCAGTTGTCACACTTCCTGCCTACGACTCCACATCAGTTGGAATGAGAAAAGCAGATGAACCCGATCTTCAACTTGCCAAACGGAAATTGCAGTTGAAGGTCAAACAGTATTCCTTGACAAAAAAAGTCAAGGACTAACCACTCGGCGCACAAGCCCCGACTGATTCCAAACCAATCCAAGAGAGGAGACACAAAATGTCTCTAGCAAAAAAGCTCAAGGAGCAGCGTGACGGACTTGTCGCAGAGGTTGAAACAACCTTGGCAGCAGAAGAAGTTAGCGCAGAAGCTCTGGATGCCGCATCAACAAAGCAGGAAGAAATTGCTGCACTTGATGAGCGCATCGCAACTGCCGAAAAGGTAGAAACTCGCACTGCTGCAATTGCAGAATCTCGCAAGGAAGCAGGAGTCAAGACATTTGGTGGAGCGACAGTCACCAAAGAGACAATGACTTATGACAAAGATGGTCAAAATTCATTCGTTCGTGACATGATTGGCGCACATCTTCGCAATGATTCCAATTCATGGGAACGCCTAACACGCCACTCACAAGAAGTCGCAATTGAAACACGCGACATCAACCGCACAGATACATCCGGCGGCGACTTGGTTCCGCCAATTTACTTGATCAACGAATATGCCGAGTTCGCTCGTGCAGCAAGAGTGACAGCTGATCTCCTCACCAATATGGCGATGCCAGCAGGAACAGACAGCATCAACATTCCTCAAATCACAACAGGAACATTGGCTGCTTTCCAATCATCTGACAACTCAGCAACAACAACACGCGATTTGGTGACCAGCACGGTTTCGGCGCCAGTTCGTACTATAAGCGGCTATGAGAATGTGTCGATTCAATTAGTGGAACAGTCTCCACTTGCTGGCGGTCTTGATCGCCTAGTCTTTGGTGATTTGATGGCTGACTATGCATTACAGCTCAACACAGCAGTT